TTTTTTACATTCAATACACCATGAATTTAACGCGCCTGTAGGTAACTTAGCAAACTCATGTGCTTTTTTGGGTTTGCGGCAGTTAGAACACACCTTTTCATCTGCGCGCCGTTCCGGTTCTCCCAATTCGCGTATGCGTCGCGGGCTTTCTTGCCAACGAATCGGCAACTCAAGTGCAGACGTGTAAAACACTACCCACCACGGATAGCCGCGATCTTGGAACGGTTTAGATTTGTTTTCATCCATTGTTCTTCTCCCGCAGCTTGGCTTCAATGGCTTTTGCAAAATACAAAGTGGACTCAATCTCCCAGTTTCCAACAGGCAAAAGTTCTATCGCTTCATCTTCCGTCAGCGACACCCATTCACGTTTTAATTGCGCCACAGGCTTTTGCTTCTCTGTCTCTGCGATGGCTTGTAATAATATGTTTGACATTTCAGGCGGTAATCTGTCGTCGTTCTCAAGGTAATCCAACACTTTTTTCATTGCTTGGATGCTCATGTGTTTTCCCTTTGTAAATTTTAACGGTTTACTGCCGCCTCTTTTTCGCCAACCAATGGCGGTCACTTCGCAACGCGCATCATCTGTTTACCTTGTTGTGCAAGGTACTGGTTCCATGTCTTACGCACATCGGTTTCTGCTGCCTTTGTAGGCACCCAACCGCCGCGTTGCTCAATGTAATACTTTTTGCGGCTGCGTAGATACTGGCGGGCATCTTCCATTCTGCGCGCTTGTTCAGCGTTGTATACGATGGGGATGTGGCGGTAATTCATTACATCCACATAGTCATTGTTTGGATCAATGTAATTAAACCGCATCAAGATGTGTTCAACGTGCATTTTCAATTTAGCTAGGCTCATGATTTCCTCATTTAAATTTAGGAACGCAAGTAATGTCAATTACGACAGGAATAAATTGCTCTCCCACCTTGCGTTTAGCATTGACCACCACAGCGCGCATACCAGCAGATTCACATTCATTGGTCGCTGTGATGATCTCTGACCGGCTCATCGTGTAAGACTGCTTGTCCACGATCAGTTCGGTTTCGGGTGTCATACTTTTGCATCCAGTTGCAAGTAAAACACAAAGCATCATAGCGCGTTTCATAATTGAAAATCCTTGTAGTCTTTTTTGCGCTGCGAAAACGTGATAAGGCTTAGACCTGCAATTAAAATAAGGCATGACCATGCGACCACGCCGCTAAGTGCAAAAAACATGATCGTTACATACACAAATGTGTCAGACATTTTTTCTACCCCTTTTTGGTTTAATCACTGGTTGTAAATCTTCAACGGTTGCCCACGGCAAATCGTCTTTCATGCCATCAAAAACGCTTGCCCCAAACTCTTTTTTGAATTCATCAACCACTTTATCTCCCAACATTTCCTTTGCCGCGCAGTCGGTGATTTCCTGACTGCTATACGCTGGCTGCGTAAACTCTTTACCTGTTAGTTTGTTTTTATAAGTAAGCAGGTTGTTGGATGATGCGTCCATCAATTCGGCAAAGCGACCTAACAGTTGCGGGATGTGTCTGTGCTGTTCACAGGCTTTACGCTGTGCCCCAACATCCAAGTCAATACTTCGCTCGGCGCACGACCATCGAGCGTTTCCATCCATCTCCGCAGTCGAATGGCAGCAGGTTCGGCAATTGACCGCTGGCGCTTCAGTGCCGTGACATTGCTCCTTGAAATCGCAGAACTTACACACAAACGCGTCCGCAGTATCCCCGATTGGGATTGCGGGTTCTGTCGCAGATACGATACGCGCGGCGCGGGCAAGAAATTTATTCGCTGCGGCTTTGTCATAGTTAATTCTTTCCACATAAATATCGTCATTGTCTTTATTGACCACGATGTACGCAGCGCGGCTTAACTCAAACTGGTGCATGTAAACCTGCATCTGCGCCCAGTGCTGCGGTTTGGACTTTTCCACACCGTTCTTTTGCAGCGCGGCAAATGATTTGGCGTTGGATGTTTTGAACTCCAGCACATGCCAAGTTTCAGGCGCTTCGGGCAATCCAACGCCCGCGCCATCCATGCTGCCGCCAAAATGCCCGCCAATCGCACTAAAACGGTGCTGGTTGCCATCTTCGTCTTTGTCTGATACCTCTACCCCAATGGCACGCAAATCAGCGACTATGCGCGATTCCTGTTGATTGCCGGTGTCAAACAAACGCAGCATCCGACCATCAAAATTGCGTTCTTTAGCCCATCGGAAAGTTAGCCACAGGTAGCGGTCGCAATCGTGACCGATCAGGCTAGCCCCTAAATGAGGCCGCCCGCCCCGCTCGGCGGTTTTCTCATACTGACGAAAAATCGCGTCGCGGGTGGAGTGTTGTGATGCGGGCAGCGTAGCCATTACTTCTTAGCCCACGGCGCGGCTTTTTTGGTCGCAACTTGCTGAACAGCGGCTTGCACCTTTGCCACGCCCACCGCATCGCTTTCTGCTGCATACCCCTTGATACGGTTAGTCATATCGCCAGTTTGGGTATTCTTTTCTTGACCCACGTCAATCAGAAGCGGAATGTCGTGCAGTTCCTCTGATTCCTCAACTTGTTCTAGGCCCAAACAATGGCAGATTGCCGATAACTCACGCTGTGCAATTTCTTCTGCGGTTTTATTTGGGTTAGACAGGTTGAGACGCGCCCACACCTTACGACCGATGTGAGTAGGGCCAAGAATGTCAAACGTCAACTGTAGATACTGCCCTGTGCCCGCCTTTGTTGTTTTCATTTCTGAATCAACAATCATCGCTGAGTAGCGACCAACAGGAATTGCATCAAATGATTTGGTTTCCTGTGGTTCGATTGCTGCGGCGTTGAAGTTTAATGTTGCCATTTTATTTCCTTTAGGTTGGTTGGTTGTTTTACTTCTTGCTGCCAGTCGCTATGCCTTCAATAAACGCATCCCACGATAGCGGTAGCGTGTCAGGTAAGGCATAACGATTCTTTGCTAAGTACGCAGGTTTTTCGCTGGTATACATCACACGCTCTCCAGTGCTAATACCGCGCGAGACTTTGTTGTTAAAGCCGACTTCGCTTTGCTTAACGATGGTTTTGTAATTGGCGAAGAACACGCAATCACACCACTCTTGCACCAACGCGCTTGAGCGCGCCTGAAGTTTGGGTTGATAGCGGTCATATGGCTCGACTTCGGGTGAATCAAAGCGCTTGATCTCGCAGTGTGCAAGCAGGATGGTAGCCATCCCCTGTGCGCGCAATACGTTTAGCATGTCAAGAATATCGCGCCACTTGTCCGATGCAATGACTGCGCCTTTGCCGTAGGCAAGGTCTTTTGCATCGTATTCGTTGTTGATTTGTTCCCAAATCAGGTTATCCAACCAATCAAGCGAATCAATTACAACGGTCGAGAAATTGTGTTTGCCTGTCAGTGCTTGAAGTGCTTCATGCACGTCGGTGACTGATTTCGCAAGTGGGAAATGGTCGACTTCCAATTGCCCCAAACCATCCTCTGTTTGCACAAAGATTGGTGATGGCGCGTCTGCGGCGAATGTGGTCTTACCGATGCCGTGTGGTGCGTAAAGCATTACGCGCGGTGGCAGTAGGTCGGTGTTCTTTTTGATTGCTTGTAAATTGATAGCCATGTGTTTCCCCTCTAAGTAATTAGTTCGATGATTGTGAGTGAGACTAAAACTACGACTGCAAAAATTACAACTAAACGGTCAGCGTTCATTCAAAACCCTCTCATAAAAATTGATTTTTGTTATTAGATCGACAATCACTTCTGAACAATAAAGTTCAAACAAACAAGTGTTATGCGGTTTTTGATCTTGCGGAAATTGAGCAATCATTTTTGATATTCGTTTTTGTGTAGTTTGTGCTGCTCTTAATGCTTTTTTGTAATTCTTAATTTTTGTTTTAATCTTGCGAACATTCATTGTTTGATCTTCCGCATTTGTTTTTCTAAGTGCAGGACATTTGCTTGCGCGGTGATTGCTTTGAACGCAGCGATTTGACCATCGATGCTTTTGTAGCCATCAACATTTGTGAGGCGGTCGATTTCGCTTTCGGCTGCGACTAACGCGTCAAGTGCGCGCTGTGCATCGTTTAGTTGTTCCTGCAAAGCATTCAGTGTGGCTTTGCGTTGGGCACGCTGAACTTCATGCTGAATCTCGGCGTTGACTAGTTGGTTAAATTCATCAAGTGTCATGGTCGGTTCCTTGTTAGGTCGGTTGTTTAGAAAAACAGTTGCGTTGTTGCTGGAACAAAATATACTTCAACCCAAGTTGATGTGTCAACTACGGTTTAATAAATATTTCTATCAAAAGGGGGATTTCTATTGAAAAAGTCTGATGCTGTGCAACATTACGGTGGGTGTTCTCCTATAGCGAAGGCGCTCAATATCAGCTACCAAGCGGTTGCCAAATGGGGTAAATATGTACCCGAAGGCAGCGCGTATAAGTTGCAATACCTAACCGGCGGGCGATTACAAGTAGCGGTTGCCGCCTACCAAAAAAAACGGCGCAAGTAAATGCGCCCGATCTACGAAACCGAAAAAGACCTACAACGCGAGCAAAGTATCGCCGAGCGCGTCGCTGCGGCATGGGGCGGGGAGATGGTAAAACTGATACCGCGTTACTCTATTGACTACATTTTCATTCACGAAGGCGAAGCAGCAGCATGGGTTGAAATTAAAAGCCGCACGGTAGCAAGCACCACTTATCCCACTTATTACGTTAGTTTGCACACCGTCATGTTTGGTAAGCAACTGGCGGCAGAGACAGGCTTGCCGTTTTTCTTAATGGTTTCGTGGTCAGACACCATAAAATTTTTGGAAATAACCAAGCGTTATCCAATCAAATATGCAGGAAGAACAGATCGGGGCGATGCGTTTGATAAGAACCCCGCGTACATCATTCCTATTGATGAATTTCAAGGGTTAGAAAATGACTGATCCGGTTTACGAGCTACATCCAAAAATGCTGCTGGATTCGGCGCTGAAATACGCCGAGCGTGGCTTTCGTGTGCTGCCATTGCACAGCATTAAAAACAACGCGTGTACCTGCGGCAATAGTGTGTGCAAATCGCCCGGCAAACATCCGCTCACGCTACATGGGGCGAACGATGCAACGCTCGACCAAACGCGCATTCGTGGGTATTGGTCAGAATATCCGTTCGCCAATATCGGCATTGCAATGGGCGATAACGACATCGTGGCATTGGACGTGGACACGCGAAACAATGGGCACCTGTCGCTTGAGGCGCTCATTCAACAGCACGGCCCATTTCCCGACACCGCCGTTCAGCGCACAGGCAACGGCTGGCACTACTTATTTCGTGTCGATCCCCAAACCATCGCAAATGTGCGTGGATTGCTCGCACAGGGCATTGACATCAAGGCCAATGGCTACATCGTGGCAGAGCCTAGCATCCATCACAGCGGTCGCAGGTACGCGTGGGATGAAGGGTTGGATGTATTACAGGGCTTCATCCCCGCCCGCGCTCCAGTGTGGTTAGAACGCCTCATGGTCGAGCACATTGGCGAACGTACAGCCAGTGCGCCCAACCTACCGACCTTTACGCTGCCAAAACAATTAGCCGAAGCCGCTGATGCGCTTGAGCACCTAGATGCCAATGATTATCACCAATGGATTGAGGCAGGCATGGCGCTACACGCCACAGGACTCGGTGACGCAGCCTACCAAGTGTGGGTGGAATGGTCGCAGGAATCTAACAAGTTCGACCATAAAGTGCAGCGCAGCAAGTGGATGAGTTTTGGGCGTGGTAAATCAGCGATCACCATTAAAACGCTTTTCTCACGCGCTCAAGCCGAAGGTTGGGTGAACCCAATGTCTATCACCAAAACTACAGCGCCAACGGTTACGCCCACAAGTGCCCAATTTACGGTCGAAACAGGAAACGAATTTGCACGGCGTTTTAAGCCACCTGAATACGTTATAGACGGTTTGCTGCTGCGAGGGTACCTGCATGGGTTAACTGGACTGTCGAACGCAGGAAAGACGGCTATCGGGCTTTCAATGGCAGGTTGCGTGGCGCTTGGTCGGTCATTTGGGCAGCACAAGACTGAAAAGGCAAAAGTGCTGTTTCTAGCTGGCGAAAACCCCGAAGATATTCGCCTGCGGGTGCGCGGTATGCAAAAGGCGTGGTTTCTACCCGATGGCTTTGCCGATCTCACGTTCGCCTTCGCGCGGTTTGATCTTGATGCCAATATGTCGCACCTTGAAGCACTGGCAGAACAACACGGCGGGTTTGGCTTGGTGGTTGTGGATAGTTCTGCGGCTTTTTTTGCCGGTCAAGACGAAAATTCCAACACCGATATGGTCATGCACGCCATCAAACTGCGCCGCTTGACCGAACTAGCCGGTCGGCCTGCGGTGATGGTCTTGTGTCATCCAAGTAAATACGCCAGCGGGCACGATGCGCTGATGCCACGTGGCGGCTCGGCGTTCCTGAATGAACTAGACGCGAACCTGACCGCCTTCAAAGATGGCGAAGTGGTGCAGCTAGGATGGAATAAAGTACGTGGCCCCGCGTTTGATTTCATTGACATGAAACTTGAAGTGCACATCCACGATGGGATCAAGACCAATTTAGGCTCGGCGGTCACATCCATCGTTGCCACCGCGGTCGATGCGCGTACCACCGACCAACTACAGCGGCAGCTAGAAGCGGACGAAAATATGTTGCTGCGCGTCATGTTTGATGAACCCAAACTGTCTTTACGCGATTATGCAGATCGTTTGGGCTGGCTGACCAAGACCGGTCAACCCTACATTGGCAAAGTTCAGCGGTTGTTTAAAGACCTCGAAAAAGAGAAATTAGTGCGCCGTTATCGCAAGCGTTTTGTGCTTACGGCAGCCGGAAAAAAGGCAAAAGATGAAGGCTAAGATAGGGGGTATTCTGTATCAACATATCTTTGATGTTTTTTGGTGATACAAAAAGGGCAAAGATAGGGGGT